CCTGCGCCGGGCAGACCCATAACTAAAATTCTCTTCATCTTTTGCTCCTTGGTGGTTTAAATGCTTGGGCATTTATTTTCACCTGAAAACAAGTGTTGTTGTACTTATTTAACTCACGTTCTGCCCAATCCTGTGGTTTTCCTGCAATATGCTGTTGGAACCAAGGGGTCAGATCGTAGCCAACTTCCGTTACACCAATGTCAATCCCTACCTGCAACCCTAGCGTAGTCTCTTGACCACCAGTGCGGATAGTCTCCATGTTTCTCTCTTGGCTGAACATATCAACCCCAAGAGGCGTGACTTTGCGAACATGGGTAGGGTCGTGGTGAAAGTTGTCGTGATTGTGATGGGGTACAACAATATGAATCTTGCCACCATCTTTTAGCACACGATAGAACTCGCGCCAGATATTGAGGTATGTCTTGGTGTCCTGCCCAAGATGCTCAAGCACATGAGACAACACGATCTCATCAACCGTGCTGTCTTCAAATGGGAGTGTACCCTCTAGGTCTGCAACCATATCAGGATTGCATAGAGGGTCATGGTCTACATTGATGTAGCCGTCTAGCTTGTTATACCCACAGCCAAGGTTGAGCTTCACAGAGCGTCTAGCTGGTCGTGCGTAGTGCAAGCTTCAATAGCGGCTTGCTTGGCAACCATAGCCTGACGAGCAGTCTCAATGGCGGCGGCATCATAAGTCTCAGGGTTACGAGCCTGTTGGTTCACAACCATTTGAAACTCAAAGCCAGCGTTAGACTTCATGCCACCTTTGCGGTCATCTACGGAGATTTCGTAGGTGTCCCAGATGATCTGAACAGGGTCAGTGTTCAGGTCAAAACGGTGGGCTGTGTAGCCTTGGCGACCAGCTTGAATGGCAGGACGAACTTCGACAGCGTTACGCCAGCCGTTGTTACCGACACCTTCAGATGGAGGTGTGTCCCATACGGATTTAACTTCGCCGTTCAATACTTGAACATAATGTGTCATAGATAACTCCTTAAAAATTTACAGTGTTTAAAACTCTTTTATTCCGAGCCTCAATCATTCGTTGTCTTGTTTCATCGGAAACTTTAACACCCTTGCGGTTGCTTGGCTTTCCTTTGTTTGCTTGGCTCAACTTCAACCTTGTTTCTTCAGATTTAATTTTACCAAGCAAAGACTGACGAATGTTGTTTTTATGCTCCTCGGATAACTTCATCCCAGTTCTTCCAACCGACATTTTCTGCCGCACATCATCTGGAACTACTTTGCCAATCCAATAAGCATTCATAACCATTGACGCTTTTATCTTTGCTTTGTGGTCTTCAGATAAAACCCGCCCAGACTGACCTTCTCCACCATCAGTCAAATTTCTCAATATTCCAGTACCAATATCTTTTCTGCCATACCAACCAATGTATCTTCGCTCAAGTGCCAATGCACCGACTTCTGACAAATTAGATTCCATCAACACAATTCTTGTACGATCTTTAGGAACGGCAATGTTCTTTTTATGTGGCGCTCGTAAGCGTCTGCCTTTTCCTTTACCTATGTAATAAGGAGTCCAGTCATCCCGTAGATAAGCGTAAATGTAGTAACAGAAGTGTGCGTCCATGCACACATTATATCACTTGTTTTACCTCACCATTGAGGACTTGTACATAATGTGTCATTTAAGACTCCTTGTTAAAAATGTTAATGGATGAAGTTTATATTAAGTATTAACAATACCTAGAGAAAAAGTATATCCAGCGGCAGGAGTTGACCAAGTTGTTAAAGCTCCAACTTGTTTTGGGCTGGAATAATTAGTAGTATTCCCCAAGCCTAATCGTCCTGTACCACCTGACCCCCAAGACCAAAAAGTGCCATCTGTTTTAACGCCTAAACTATGATGTTCGCCCATAGAAATAGTTGACCAATTAGTTAAAGAACCTACTTGTTTTGGGCTGGAATAGTATGTTGTGTTTCCTAAACCCAACTGCCCAAAATTATTTTTACCCCACGCCCAAAGAGTGCCATCAGTTTTAATTACATTACTGAACATAGCGCCGCCTTCAAGAACTCCCCAAGTAGTTAGTGCTCCAACCTGCACAGGAGAACTTCTTACGGTTGTGTCGCCTAACCCTAATTGCCCCTCTACATTACGCCCCCAAACATACAAGCTATTACTTGTTGTACTGGCTAAGACATGATATTCCCCAGATGAAACTTTACTCCAAGTAGTTAACGAGCCAACTTGGACAGGGCTGGATTGACTGCCCGAAGCTCCTATTCCTAATTGACCGTTTGTATTTCTACCCCATGTCCAAATAGTTCCATCGGTTTTAACGGCTACAGAACTAACATAACCGCTAGCTACTTCTAGCCAATTGGTTAAAGAGCCAACTTGAGTTGGGGACGAAATAGTGTAGGAGGCGCTATTTAAACCAAGCTCCCCATGAGCATTTCTTCCCCAAGACCATAATGTGCCGTCTGTTTTAATGGCAAAGCAAGAATAATTACCATTTGATACTTTTGCCCATGTAGTTAAAGCGCCAACTTGTTTTGGGGAAGAATAGTATGTTGAATTTCCTGTCCCTAATTGATTAAATTGATTGTTTCCCCATGTCCATAATGTGCCATCCGATTTAACGGCAGAGCTAAAATATGAACCCGCTGAAAGTCCAAGCCAATTAGTCAATGTGCCAACTTGATTTGGGCTAGATTTGCTGACCGTATTACCCAGACCTAATTGCCCTGATGTGTTAGAACCCCAAGAGTGCAAATGAGGCGCAGGAGGGCTAGGCCAAGTCCCCGCCGCCTTAGCATTGGCTTGACTGCTGATGTTCCAGATACCTGAGTATTGAACGCCTGATACTACGATTGTTGCCATGCTTTATCCTAGTGCCAATACGCTTGAATTATTTCTTAACGATGAAACAACTTTAAACCAACCTGTTGATGCGCCAATTTGTTTTGGAGAGGAATAATTTGTTCTATTACCAAGTCCAAGCTGACCGTCAGAATTTCTACCCCACGCCCAAATAGTCCCATCTGTTTTAATGGCAAAAGTGTTTCTTCCTCCAGCGCCCACTTTAGACCAAGTAGTTAACGCACCAATTTGTTTGGGGGATGAATAGTAGGTTAAGTTGCCTGTACCCAATTGACCGGTGTCATTTAATCCCCACGACCAAAGTGTTCCATCTGTTTTGGCGGCAACCATCTGTCCTGCGCCACAAGCAATATTTGACCAGTTTGATAAAGCGCCTATTTGTTTTGGAGAAGAATAATAAGTTTCATTTCCCAGACCTAATCTGCCCGAACCATTATTACCCCAAGACCAGAGAGTGCCATCAGTTTTTATTGAAGCGCAAAAATTACTACCAGCCGCAACTTTTGACCAAGTAGTTAATGCGCCAACTTGAACAGGAGATGACCTATTGGTTGTATCGTTAAGACCTAATTGACCATTGTCATTTTGACCCCAAGCAAACAATGTGCCGTTAGTTTTTACGGCAATATAAAAACTTTGCGAGCCACTCCCACTAACACTAGCCCAGTTTGTTAATGCGCCAATTTGTTTTGGTGAGGAGTAGGATGTTGTATTTCCAAGGCCCAATTGACCGTTTTGACCATTACCCCATGACCAAATTGTTCCATCAGTTTTAATTGCTATACATCCTGAAGCGGAGGCTGTTACTTTTGACCAATTAAGTAAAGCGCCAATTTGCTTTGGACTAGAGTAATCTGTTGTATTACCTTGACCTAGTTGCCCAGAACTACCGCCACCCCAAGCCCAAAGTGCTCCATCGGTTTTAATTGATGCGCTAAAAGCATAACCAGCGGCAATCTCTATCCAACTTGTCAATGAACCAACTTGTTTTGGAGATGAATAATTTGTTGTATTTCCCAAACCTATTTGACCGTCAGTATTACTTCCCCAGCCATATAATTCATATAAAACTGTACTCGTCTGAGCACCAAGCGGGTTAAAGCCCGGCTTGTTTATCCCAGCGGCATATCTAAAGCTCACGCTACGCTCCTCAGTGCGGCACGATTGGCGTTCAGGCGCTCCTTGATCTTCTCAAAAGGAGCTTCCCATTCGCCAAATACTTCTTGCCTGAATAAAGTCATGGTGTCGTAATAAGGTGTCTTGTCGCCGTCTAACGCATACAAGTAGTAGCCCATCACTGGAATCACTACCCAAGTCTCAACACCCATAGCCGCCGCCAAATGGCTGACCGATGTGCAAGAAGAGATCACCAGATCACAACTTGCTACCGCAGCTTGAGTGTCTGCCCATGTGTTTAATGGTACTTGTTTTACCCATGTTGGGCAAGCATCTGCACCCTCATCACGCTGTAAAGAAATGAATTCTGCGTCTGCGTCTTTGATGGCTTTAAACAGCAACTCATAGGGGAACCGCTTATTGTGATCATCTTCAAATTTACTGTTGCCCTGCCAGCGGATGCCGATGCGCTTCTTACGGCCTTTGATGGTCGTAGGCTTAGTGATGTAAGCATCACCACGCAGGTCTGACATCTCATAACCAAGGTAGTTAGGGGCTGTCATGCCATAGCACCAGAAGTCGTGGAACACGCCAAACTCAGCACCAACCTGAACCACAGCAGATACGCCTTCAATGCCTGAGAACAGGCCGGCCAGTTGACCTGAGCAGCAGACCACAACCTTGTTACCCCTAGCCACTAGATCACGGGCATAGCGCACTTGGTGAATCTGATCGCCCAAGCCATGGTCGCAGTACAAGAGAATCGTACCTTTGGTCTTGCCGTCCCACTCAGGGGCTGGTGTGTCTGGGCGGCGCTCACCGATGATCCCGCAGTAGCGACCGCGATCCATCTGCTTGTAGCCTTCGCCAATCTGACCTTGCTTGAGTAGATACCATGAACGGTTATAGGCCGCACGGTGGTCGTTAGGACGCTCTGCGTGGAGCTTCTCAGACAGTCTCCAGCCTTCAGAAAAGTCACCCATCTTGCCTGCGGCGACCTGTAGATCAAGGTCATCCAACTCAGGCATAGTGCGTGAATTACCACTCCAAAACTCTGGCTGGCAAAACTGATTGTAGTGGTGCTTTAGGAGGTCTTTGGACTTGTCGTTGTGCTGTTTAGCCAAGACTGGCTTGACATCGTGCATACCAGCGTAGCCGTGGAGATTCTCATCGTCTTCCTTAACTGACGAGCCGTCAATGTTGGAGAAGTCGTAGTCGTATGCGGGAAGTTCCAAGAACTCATGGATACGGGCAAGTTCTGCGCGGGGATCAGCCAACAGCTTGTCGTATTCAACCATTAGGAAGTTCTCTGGCATGGCGGCGTAGCCTGCTTCTAAAGACAGGTAAGCGGCCTTCAGGTGGTCAGCTAACTGTCCTGAATACATGAACTCATCCAGATCAGCAGGCTTTGCTACACGAACAAATGAAGCCATGCAATCAGGCACTGGACGAACCGTAGCAATCACCTTGCATGGACGGTTAAGTACCTGAGACATCGCACCCATGATCTGGGGGATAGGCCAGCCACGGGACTTGTCAATGATGACAGGCTTGTCTGTATCAGCGTAAAACGCATCAATGCACCCACGCATAGTCTGTGCAAGTTTCTCTCTGGTGGGGTCGTTCTCATTAAGAAGACCCGCTGAATGCCAAGTATTTGCCAAGCCATCAAGGGCGTGGACAAGCCCAGATGTGGTGGATACATGGGTCATCGGGTTCTGGTTCAGTATAGCCGCAAGGACTGTTGAGCCAGAACGAGGAATGCCAGAGAGAAAGTGTAGTGTTTTGTTCATACTGTGTTTACACCTATTGCCAAAATATTTTGTGCGTTTCCACTAAATGTACTTAATGTAGTCCATGTTGTAAGAGAGCCAACTTGTTTAGGCGATGAGTAATTAGTAGTGTTACCAAGCCCTAATTCTCCGTTATCGTTATATCCCCAAGCGTATAAGGCTCCAGATGTTGTTATAGCATATGAATTTCTATAAGTTCCAGCAATTTTTAACCATGTGGTTAAAGAGCCAACTTGTTTGGGAGATGAATAATTGGTTCTATTACCTAAGCCTAATTGCCCAAAGTTGTTAGCACCCCAAGCCCAAAGAGTACCATCAGTTTTTAACGCAATTGCGCTATACATTTGTGGAGCAACATAAGCCCAATTAGTCAATGAACCAACTTGAACTGGACTTGATCTATATGTAGTAGTTCCATCTCCAATTTGTCCATATTCATTAGAACCCCATGCGTACAAAGCTCCACTTGTTGTAATAGCCATTGTAAAATTACCAACGCCATTGATTTGCGCCCAATTGGTTAATGAACCAATCTGTACTGGAGATGATCTGGTTATTGTTGTACCATCTCCAACTTGCCCAGCAGGGTTATAACCCCATCCCCAAATAGTCCCGTCAGTCTTTAAAGCTCTAACACCACCGTTAGCGCAAGCGGCAGATGCCCAGTTTGTCAACGCACCAAGTTGCTTTGGACTTGAGTAGCTGGTTGAATTCCCAAACCCTAATTGACCATAAGAGCCTGCACCCATTAACCACAATGTGCCATTGCTTTTAACTGCGGCAGTATTTTGAAATCTACCAGTAGAAACTTGAGTCCAACCAGTTAAAGCCCCAACTTGTTTAGGGCTGGAGTAGTTTGTTGTATTGCCTAGACCAAGCTGTCCACCTGCATTACTACCCCAAGTCCATAAGGTTCCGTCTGTTTTAACTCCGGCAGATGTATTTTGATAACCACCAGCACATATTTGTAGCCAATCTGTTAAAGAACCAACTTGCTTAGGGGAGGAATAGTTAGTTCTATTTCCAAGCCCAAGCGCCCCTTGGCTGTTATCACCCCACGAAAACAAACGAGGCCCCGTCACAGTCGGAACAGGCCAAGTCCCAGCCGCAACAGCGGCATTCACCTGTTGCATTGTCCAGATGCCTGAGTATTGGGTGTATGGGTAAATTACAGGCATATTAGTACGCTATAGCAAATGATGAATATACATGGTTAGAAACATTGTCCCATGTGGTTAATGCGCCTATTTGGATTGGAGATGATCTGTCTGTTGTATTTCCTTGCCCCAACTGGCCTTGGGCGGCATATCCCCAAGCCCAAAGCGTTCCGTCAGTTTTTACAGCGGTGGTATGTTGATTGCCACAACTAATTTTAGACCAAGTAGTCAATGAGCCAACTTGTTTGGGGCTTGAATAGTAAGTGGTATTGCCAAGACCAAGTTGACCAAATTGATTAGTTCCCCATGACCACAAGGTTCCATCAGTTTTTACCGCAACACTAAAATACCCAGCAGGGTCAGAACTTGACCAAGTAGTAAGAGCGCCAATTTGAGTGGGCGATGATCTGTTTACTGTGTTTCCAAGACCAAGTTGACCTTGAGCATTTGCACCCCAAGACCACATCGTTCCATCTGTTTTAACAGCCAAAACATGATAACCCGTAGCGCATCCAGCAACATTTAACCAATTAGTCAATAGCCCAATTTGTTTGGGAGAAGAGTAATTGGTTGTGTTGCCTAAGCCAAGAGTGCCATTTCCTCCATACCCCCAAGACCAAAGAGTTCCATCAGTTTTAATGGCTACAGAACTATATTGATTAGCAGAAACTTTTGACCAATTGGTTAAAGAACCAACTTGTTTAGGTGACGAATAATTAGTAATGTTGCCAAGGCCAAGCGCACTATTTGCACCTTGTCCCCACGACCACAAAGTTCCATCTGTTTTTGTTGCAAGAATATGATAATAGCCAGCGGCAACATTTAACCAATTGGTTAACGATCCAACTTGTTTTGGAGAGGAATAACCTGTTCTATTTCCTAACCCCAATGTACCATAAGAACTTTCCCCCCATGACCATAAAGTGCCGTCTGGTTTGATTGCGGCTGTAAAGGTAGCCCCCCCAGTTGTAACAGACCAATCTGCCAATGTACCAATTTGTTTAGGGCTGGAATAACTTGTTCTATTTCCAAGGCCAAGTTGTCCTTGCGGATTGCCACCCCAGCCATACAAATAATATGTATACGAAGGCGTACCCGGCACAAGAGGATTAAACCCCGGCTTAACAATACTCCCCAAGAACATTTGTCTTATAGACATACTGTTCCCCTATCAGCTTGCAATTGACTCGTAGCTGATCGTGTACGTGATACCGCTTGATGTACCAGATGTCACCACAATAGATGAGTTCTCCATCAGGTACACAGCCGTTGTCTTATCTACTGCAATCACAGATGCACTAGCAGGCACTGAGATAGTAGAGATGATTGGGTAGTTTGTACCTGCGCCAGCGGCGGCTGAGTTAATTGCAACCGTAGCGTTTACAGCACTTGAGCCGTTTACATTAGCACACACAATCTGGTTGATCTTAAAGACCAGACCAGAAGATGCGGCGTTAGACAGCAAGGTGTTAGCCGTTGTGTTACCGGGTGTTAGATACGTTGTATTGCCCGTTAGGGTCGTAACGTTAACAATATTTGGATTTGCCATGATAATTCCTTACAGACCGAAAACCATTGAGAAAGCGATTGCCTGACCCTTGGTAGCGCCAGAAGCCGCAGGGGTAGTAGATGACCACGTTGTACCGTTAGATGTCAATACATTGCCTGCTGTGCCGGGCGCAACAAACAAAGGCGCTGAAGTGCCGTTACCTAGAATGACGTTGTTAGCAGTTAAGGTTGTTAAGCTTGTACCGCCTTGATCTACACCAAGAGTTCCAGTAGACACTAGGTTCTTAGTGCCATTTGTAAATACAGGCTTGTTGGCTGTTAGCGAAGAGTCAATTAAATCATTGGCCGTCAGCGTTGTGCCGTCAAATGTCAGGTTAGCAGAACCACCAAATGAGCCAGAACTGTTGAACTGAACCTGTGTGTTAGAGCCACCAGCAGAGCCACCGCCAACGTTTACAAAGTCAGAACCGTTCCAAGCAATGATTGCCCGTGTACCAGCAGCTACCGTTACGCCCGTTGTAGGAGTTGAAGGGCCGCCACGAACAGTTACCGCAAAACCGCCTGTCGTATCGTTGATAACAACGTAGGTCTTACTCTGCTTTGGAGTATTAATAAAACGCAGTGCTGTACGTGCGCCAGTACACAGAAGAACTGCATACTGAGAGCTATTGGCTGTTAGACCTGTACTTGAATCAGTACCCGTGGTAACAGCCAAATTAATGTCTGTATCAACCGTAATTGTTTGTGTGCCAGCAACGGCAACGTCCACAATCTGGGAGATCGCGTTGTTAACCGTATTACCCCAACTACCGGATAAAGTTCCTTGTACTGGGAGGGTTAGTCCAATTAGCGATGTATTTGCCATTTAATTCTCCTACTGAGTAGAAATTACTGTCCAACCGGGAGATTCCGTTGTATCAACAGCAGCCCAGCCCGGTGTTTGCGGATTGCTGATATTTTGCCAGTTTGCGACCTCTGTGTCATCAATAATTTCCCAAAAATATCGCCCACCGTTTATTTCCGTTATAGCCATCGTTTCCGTCCGGCTTAATTGGTAGTTTGCACCACCAGTATTTATATCCGTGATTGCAACAGATTCGTCCAAAAACTCTTGGTAATACGTTCCTACAGTCGTTCCTTCTGCAATAGCCATCGACTCTACGATGGTCACAATCAGCACAGCTACCTGTGCTTCTGCTATTGCAATCGACTCCGATATATTACCTAAGAATGTAGCAACTGCTGTCTCTACATCCACAATTCCTAAAGAATCCGCAACACTTTCGTTGTAACTTGTCTGGGCGGCCTCATCATCTGTAATGGTCTGGCTATCTGCCACACTGACGTTATAACTTGTAATTGCTGCATTATCTTCAGCAATAGCCATTGTCTCAGTTACAGACCCCACAAACCCAGCAATAACAGACTGCGCTTCAGCAATTGCGGCAGATTCATCCACCGCTACATTCACAGTCAGAGCTACAGTCTGAATATCCTGAATGCCTGCTGTACCACCCCACGAATCAGAACCCCAAGCGTCTTGACCCCAAGCCGTACCGCCTGTCAACGACTCCGTAATACTTACATCAATCAATAACCCAGCGGCTGGAGAGTCGGCAATAAGGGCGGTTTCCGTAACGCTGACAGGGAAAGTCTCTCCCCCGCCCCATGCGTTATCACCCCATGCGCCGTCACCCCAAGCTAACGCCATATCAAGTCAATGTTAATGTGTACGTTACCGCAATCGTGTCACCGTTAACAACAGCCTTAGAACTAGAGAAATCACCCGCAGAGAACAATGTGCCAGTGGTTGAATCTTTAGTTGCGCTACCGCCAATGTTGATAAAGCAACCAGCCACAGTACCCGTGCTAGTCATAGCAAATGACACAGCAGAAGACGTAGCTTTACTAGAAGCAGAAGCCGCTGCAAAAGAAGGTGTAGGACGGTTGCCAGAATAAGCAGGAGCGTTAGTGCCACCCACCTCTAACCAGCCTGCGTGAGAAGCTTGTGTATCAGCTACGTTAGCTGAACCCACACCCTTTAGACCCATCACAACTGCGCCAGCGGCTGAGTTGCCAAGGATAGTATCCAAGGTTAAGTTCTTACCAACAGTCGTTACCAAGTTCTGGATAGGTTCTTCCCATTTAATAAAACCATCAATGCTGTAGCAAACAGCATGGTATGTACCATGGATAGCCATCTCATCAGTAGGCATGGTGTTGTATTTTGTGATTGCTGCTACTTGGTCGGTAGCGGTGATTTTGTCCAAGCTCATGTGAGACTCCTAATTAGAAGAACGAATTAACGAAGTGGTTGGGCCGTTGGTCGGCATTGTAATTGTGAACGTAGTTGTAGAAGTCTTGTCAGAACCAAAGTCCAGCACGGCCACAGACTTATTGCCTTGAGTTACGTTGTAGATCAAAGCACACCGAGCTGTTAAAGCGGCATTCCAAGATACATTAGGAAACCCAACATAGGCCGTATACCCAGAGGATGCTACTGTAATCGGCGTCAAAATAGACCCACCAGCTGAGTAACCAGATGCCACTACTTCATTGGTAGACGAGTAAATCGTAGTTGCTTCGTTTAGATCGGCGCTGGCCGTGTACAAAGCAATCTTGATAACGTCTGTAGTGAGGTCGTGAATGCCCTGATACAGCTGTGCTTTGAAGCTTGTGGTCTGGGTCTGAACAATACTCATGAGACTGCAACCCTAACTTGGCCATCGCGGTATGCGTCAGCCCTTTGTTTACCATCACCCAAGTTCTTAAGAAGCGCCATAGCTTGAACATAACGCTCTTGATATAGTTTATACATTCCATCTTCAGGCGAGCTCTTCATGTATGTGCCGGCCTCAGATAGAGTTCCATACAGCAAAGCAGAATCAAAGTTATCACCCAGCCATGTAGTCAAGGCGGTCACAATAGACTCTGGGTAGTAATAGTAATGCAGTTCTGCGTTGTAATTCGCGTTTGGCGTAGGGCCAAGAATGAACGACAGCTCATTGACGTTGGCAGACTGGGGGCCAAAGATGGCATAGTGTCTAGGCTCTGAAACCTGTGCGCTTAGTGGATATGCCTCGCGCATGAAGTTTACATCTTTATTCAGAAGGTACAGATAGTCACCTTGAAACACAACCGCGCCATTCACTGTACCGCTATTAGCCACTGTTAATGTGATTGTGGTACCGCTGATGCTACGAACAATAGCATTAGTGCCAATATTTGTACCCGTGACCTGCTGACCCACAGCAATACCTGTAGCGCTGGCCACAACAATCGTCTTGGCAGCAGATGTACCAGTCGCTGTTGTTGCATTGTACGGGTAAATAGCAAGGCTATATGTCGAGAGAAAATCTTCTGGACAAGCCAAGTACTTATTGCCGGTTGCCAAAACGCCCGTGACATTCTTACGCAAGTTGGCAATCTGCACCGTGTTATAGATGCGTTGCTCCGCCTGCTTGATCATTGTATTGATCGTAGTCGTGTCAAACGTGTTCTGCGTGTAATCAGTTACCGCAGCTACAAGTTGGGCGTATGTTAGTGCCATAATTTAAGCCATTGGGCCGCGAGACATTAAACCTTTGGTGGCCGCGCCAGTGCCGCGCATCTTAATGCCGGACGTCTTAGGCTCACCACCATTGGATTTGTTGATATTACCAACAGTCATCTCTACAGTATCAGCACGGCTCATGTTCTTACCAGAGCCAGGATTTTCTTTAGGAGCGACTTTCTCGCCCTTCATTGTGTGCGGAGGAGCGTAGACTTTGGCATCGCCAACTTCTTTACCCATCATCATCTTGCTGTATTTAGCCATGTTAGCCTCGCTTTTGTGCGGCAATCTTTGCCAAATTACGACCCATGGTTTTCATGTCAGAGTTGGTTTTACCCTTACCCTTACCTGTTCCGCCTTTTGTTTCTTTTACAGAAGGGCCGCTGTTAGGAAAGATGTGAACATCAGTCTTACCTTTTTTAGCGACTCCATCGGCTGATCGTGTATATGCCATGTTTAGCTCCTATGAAACTGTTATCGTTACTGTACCAACAAATGCCGTTGCAACCAAGTAGTTAGGTGTTAAATATTCATCAAAACTACTAGCTCCGCCAACCGGATTCCAACCCCACTGGATGTCCCGTGAACCACCAGTCAAATTACCTGCCGCATTCAAACCCGCCGTCACATACGTTGTGTCTGGCCGTGGCTGATACAAAGCCTGCGGATCATAAACAGGATACATACCCAGCTGCAACTGCGGCTGATCTGGATCCCAGCAAGCTTCACAAACCTTTAGCTGATAAAGCTTGGTCTTGATG